AATACTTTATGAACATTTGCAAACAATGCTCAATTCCGCTTGACAGAAATATAACAGGGTGATAAAATAAGCATGTAAACAAAAGGGAGGTTGATATTATGAAAATCACTATTAAGGCAAAGAACGGTTACAGAGTACGCAGGGTATCAATGACACAATGGGCTGTGCTGGATGGCGAAAAACTTGTTATGTTTTGCGAGCGCGTCAGCATGGACGAATACCGCGAAATGATGAAATGCACAGGTGGTGATGGATTCAAATTTTGCGATTGCTTTGAAACTGTCAAGGGTAACAAGTTTGTATACTTTAGGGACAACGAATTTGACATCGACTACATTGTAAAAATTGAGGAGGAAAACTAACATGACAAAATACACTTATATTACTGATTTTGTAACAGGGCTTAGACGCGACTATATTACTATCTCAAAACGCAATGAGAGCGAATATATGGCATTGCCGGGGCTTGATCAACTTAAAGGCATACGGGGCAATATCCGCAAGGCATTAACAAAATTTAACACTGCGGGATGCAGTCATTACACAATACAAGATTTGCAAGTTGCTAATAGCTCACTATACTCTTTTACGATTTACCGCGGATATAAGGAGGTCAACAATGAGCAAAGCAAAACTTGACATTAAGGCAATCCGCAAAATATTTGATATTACTCAAGACGAGCTTGCCCAGCGTCTCGGCGTTGAGCAAAGCACCGTAAGCATGTGGGAGGCGGGCAAACGCACCCCCTCCGGCATTGCCCAGCGTATGCTTGCGCAGGTATGTAAGGATTTGATAAACGAGCGTTATGGGAGCAAATAACAATGATTTACAACGATTTTCCGGCGGGGCATCGCCCGACAGTATGCGCGGCAGATACGGAAACAATCACAGCTATTGACGGCAAAATATACAGCGATACGGAGTTATTAGCTTTTTTTGCTCAGCGTGACCCCTCCGGCAATATCCTATACGATCAATCGTGGGTAAGAGCGCATTGCACCGTCTCCGCTTATGCGTGGATGCTATCGGATGGAAAATATTTTGCAATCTGCGAGACTATGCCGGAATTTCTTGATTTTTGCGCCCTGCACCGTATTGTCAATATTTGGTGGTATAACGCACCGTTTGATTTTAGCTTTTTTGATTACCAACTTTTAACAACAGGATGGAAACTTGGCGGGAAAAAACTTGCCATGGGGGAATTTAACAGCCTGCACGGCAAGCAGGGGCAACGATATAAAATGAGCATTAAGCATTTTTACCGCGACCGCTCCCGGCATAAAAAGCCTTGGCAAATTGATATGTACGATTTCCGCAACCTTTTTGCGGGTGGGCTTGCGCAAAACCTGATTGCCTTTGACGTGCGCGATTTTAGCGGGAAACCTATCCGCAAGTTGGAAATGAATTATCAAAGCACCGATTTTACCCCGGAGCGCATAGCGTATATGCGCAATGATACAGCGGGATTATATCACCTTGTCCGCACAGCGTCTGAATTTATCGAGGCGGAGGTGTCGCCGGAATACAGTTTTTTGTCCGACAAAATCAAGATATTGACCGCGGGCGGGCTTGCAAAGCGGGGCTTGCTGGAATCTATGTATCAATCCGGCTATAAATGGAATTTAATAGCATTTCACGCGGAACATCCCATGACCCCCGAGCGGGACGCGGATATAAGATTTTACAAACTTTACCAAGGCGGGAAAACACTTGTAAACCCGCTTTTTGTCAACAAAATATACAACGGTAACATATACTACTACGACCGTAACAGTATGTACCCCGCAGAAATGGCAATTATGCCAGATTTAACCGGGGGACTGTTGAGCATACGCCCGGATAAGGAGGATTATTACCGCGATAACAATTATCAGATAATCTATGAGATTACCGACTGTAATTTTTACGCAAAGCCGGGTGCATTGCCCATATTTTATGACCCCTTTACACGGCAGTACGTGGAGGAGTATCACAGCTATAATTATAATAACCGCGCGTTTTGGGTTTTTGACTTTGAATTGCAGGAAATAGCAGAATTTTACAATATTGACTACACCGTGAACCGGGTATACGCAATCAAAAAAACGGAAAATCCCGGTATTGCCGCATATATATATCACTGGTACGAGCAAAAAGCGCAAGCAAAAAAAGATAAAAACGGTGTACTTACAGCATTTGCAAAACTTATGCTAAACTCAAGCTATGGCAAACTTGCCCAAAATCCCGTTATTGAGCAATCGCACCGGGAAATTGACGCAGATGGCGATTTTGTCCACCTCATACAGGACGGCGCGGAAACAGACGAAAAAGCAATATTATCTGTAATAATGGGGGCTTATATCACCGCAAAAGCCCGTTGCGCATTGACCGCTTTTATGCGGGAGCTTTGCGGCAATGCACAAAAAACGCTTGCACATATCTTTTACTGTGATACCGACAGCGTGCAAACGGATATCGAGTATGCGGACGCAGATGCGTATACCCTTGGCGGCTGGAAACTGGAAACCGGCAAGCCGTACAATGCCGGAAAATGGCTTGCGCCCAAAACATATATATTATTACAGTTTGACGCGTATGGCAAGCCATGCTATACTATCCATAGCAAGGGCGTCAACAGCAAAACCTTATCTGCGACTATCCCGGACGGCACACCCCCGGCAGATGCCTTTGCACGCTTTGCGCCCGGACTTGAGTATCAAACGCTCTGCGGCATCAATGTATCCGGCGGCAAAGCCCTTTTACCATTTTTTAAGCAATTATGCAGGGAGGATAATATAATGCCCTGCGGTGAGTATAATTTTGTGGAGGACGATTAAAATGCAAAAATCAAGCAGGAAAACCAATTACAAAATCCCCACCCGGCGGGAAATAATGTCAAAATATGGATTGTCGGAAAAACAGTTTGAAAACCTCCGGCGCAGGACGGGTGAGCGCATTAAAAACGCGCAATTGCTGTATAATATCCCGGATAGCGGCATACCCCGTGTAAATCAACTTATCGACTACGCACTAAAGGAAAAAAGACAAAAAATTTATACATTTGAAAACATTTTACAAACCCCTGCAACCCATGCGGGCAAAATATCCCGCACAGCAAAGCGCGTTGCCGCGCGTAACATTATAGGACGGAGCGCAACGCCGCACAATGTAGGCTTTGACATTTTTTCCCGCAACATACATAATTTTAATGTTATGCGGGATAATTTGGAAAAAGCCTATGAATATGGTGACAAGTATGTATCCGTTGATTTTTGGACACCGGGCGTCCCCTTTAGCACGGAGCCAAAATATAAGATAATCAATAGTGAGGCAGGTCGGCAGCTTGCCGGGGAAATCAATGCTATATGGTCAGATTACAACGGTATGTTGCAAGCAATGACCGCCGAAAATGCGAATGACATATATTTACAGATTACCCGGCGAGTTATGGAAAAAGTAAACTACGGCACAAAAGAGGGTTTGATTGTCGGTACAAACGATTAAATCAAAAGCGGCTGTATTATCAGCCGCTTAAAATTTTCATTTTCCGGAAAATATTTTCCCCGCGCTCCGCTGTTTCCGTATTTGTAAAATAAAGGGAATTATTAGCAAGCGCCCGGATTATCTGCGGAAAATGCTTTTTATCCCCCGGCATAATCCGCGCCGAATACTTATAATTGACCGTGTGTTGCATTGTCCACACATGTTGCCCAGAATCAAGACCGGGACGCACATACACTTTATCGCCCGCACGCCATACAGATATTTTTTGCCCGCAATTGTCAATGCCATACAGATATTTTGCTCCCTTTGGTATTTTGGCAATTTGTGACACATCATGTCCGTATGTCTCACCGCCGAAAAGATAGTCATATATCGCCGTCCCCGCAAGCGCCTGCTGTTGCCGTTGCATGTAAGCGCTTGTCGCAATCTTATCCGGCACGGTCAACCGCTGATATACGGCAATGCTTCCACCCTTAAAAGTTTGATACCCCTCAAAATCACCGGGCAAAACCGGGATTTTGAAATAATCCTGTATAGGATTTACAGCAGATTCAAGATTTCCCAGCAAAATACAGCGCGCCTCATGGTCGCGGGTTATCGACCAAACGATATCTATAAAATCTTTTCCCATGTCCCCGTGGTAAAAGCTGTATTTTTTGGGTTTGAGGCGGTATTCGTCAAAAATAATCATATCGCAATCAGGTATCTCGTTGCCTTTTAAGCTCTGCGCCGCACCCAGCGGGCAAAGGTGGAATATCCACCCTTTGCGCTTTTTGGTTTTTGTGTCAAAATAATATATGTATTCCCCCTCTTGCACAAAATTCTCAAGGGTGAGGGAATACCCCCACCCCTTGAGAATTTTAAGTACACCGCCCTTTTTGGTTATAAAATCCTTTTTGAGCAATTTTATATCATCCTCAAACGCACGCAACCAAAGCGTTTGTTTGCCGTGCTTAAGATACCGGGCAATTGACCATGCTTTACACTTTGTTGTTTTGCCAGTGTTGCGGACGGTATCAACAAAATTGTAAATTGCGTTAAAGCTCCATAATTGTATAAAGTCTATAAAATTTTTGTTGTTTTTGTCAAATTTTCTCAAGATAAACTCCCTCCCTGAATCGCTGGACAAAAAAGTCAATAACATCTTTTTGCGCACCGTAGCAATCAATATCGCCCTGTATATATGTACTGTTCGGCGGACCTACCCCAAGCAAAGCACTGTTAAAAATATTGCCCAGCCACTGTGTATACATACTATTAAAAATAACACCATTGTTTCGTGCGGAATACCCCACATATACATTGCTGGTATATTTTGTTAAAATATACGGCGATTTGTAATTTACATTTGATTTATTGTAAAATGTACTTGCCGCGTCTCCGCTGGTGATACGCGGGGAAACATCTGTAAATTTGCTTGCAAGATACCCCGCGGCATTTGTTGCAAAACTCAAGCCCCCACCGCTTGCGCTTGCACCTACGCGCACAAGCTCCAAAGCGTTAGCAATTTTTTCCCCCGTATTATACCCATCATTTGCCGTAGTTAGTGTGAGCTGAAAGGATTTAGTTATATCTAACACTTTATTTCCGCAACACACAAAAACGGAAATACCATCTTTTTTCGTCACAAATTGATATTGCACAGTTAAATTATCGGTATCACGCGGTAAAATCATTGATTCTAAACGCGTACCAACACTTTGAAGTCTTAGAGGGTCCGCAGGAATTGTAATATTTTTAGTGTAAATTTGCGGACGGCAAATTAAATGCGGCGAATATGTGAGTTCGCCAAACTCACATTTAGATTTTAATGTTGCGCCGCCACTTCCGCCGCCATCGATTGCTTCTTTTGGAACAATCCACGCGGCAAGCACTGCCGCGTCAGTCGTATAATCAAATGTTGCAACAGTCCTGTGTACTCCGTATGTTCCGCCAATAAAACTTGTTAAATTTTCAAAACTGCGTTCCTCGTAAATGCTTCCCGGTGTTGTAATTTCGTTTAGTGCATTTCCAAAAAGTGCAATATTAGTTAATGAATTATCAAATAATGAAATGGCAGATTTGAAGGCACATAAATATACAATTGCCAAAGTTTCATTTGTCGCCGTGAAATCACCTATTGTTGAGTAAATAGGTGCATTTATAGTAAAATCCGGCATATCATAAAGACCATGTGCAAAAATCGCCCTATTACACCTATTTACATATATTTCACCAAAATTTACCCGCAAAAGATATGTTGCCCAAACATCAAGCTCAATCTGTAAAAATGCCATGCCCGAGCGCACGCTCCCGCTTGTCACATGATAAAAATAATACGCCTGATTTGCATTTCCGTCGTTGCGGTTAATATAGCAATAGCTAACTTCCGCCGCGTCTACATTTTCCGCGGCAGAAAAAATAATCTGGTTATCCGATATCCTATCATCAGTAAGCGTGTAACGCTTGTAATAATAACCGAGGCTGTCTATATAATCAGAATAGCTGGTAAAAAATTTGTAGTGTTTTCCGTAATTTGGTGAAATGCCCTTGTATAATGTAACTGTTACACTCATTTGTATCACCTCCTAAAATATAATCATAAAGCAATTTTTGAATTTGTCCAAAAGCTCATCCAGCAGATTATTTTTGATATTGCTTGAAAGCTCAATCATCCGCGCAAGCTCATCCGGGGTATAGCCCGAGCTTTTTTCCGTGGTAGTGTTTATCGTTGGTGTTGCCACCGTCCGCGCGGCTGGATTTATATCATTTGTGGTATTATATGGATATGCCCAGCTTTGGCTCTCCTGTTCACCAAGATTTGCCGTTGTTGTATGTATTCGCTCGTAGCTGGTAGTAAGTTTTGCAATTAGTTCGTTTTGCGAATCAATCAGCGTTTTGTAAAACGGTATAAATCTTTTTGACGCGCCATCAAGCTTTTGTGCAAAAAGTTCCGGCGTTTCAAAGCCTATTTCATAATCACAAAATCTTTGCACAAATAAATCGGGAAACCCGTCTATTTGCTCAAAGAGGGCAGGCAGTACCCCGCCCGCCCTCATATAATCTATAAGCGTTTCTGTATATTTTGCCATTTATTTGTCCTCCTTGCTTTTTGTCAAATCCTTGATTGCGTCAGCAACTTCTTCCAGCTTTTGTAGCATCTGTTTGTTGAGTTCTTCCTGTATTTCAATTTGCCGCCCTAAAATTTTATACATGATAAATCCCAGCGCACACGCGGTAAAAATCGGAAAACCTACGGTGGAAATAGCGGTTAAAACTTCATTCATTTTCTTTTCCTCCTATTTTTTGGAAACTCCGTTAATTGTAAAACACAATGCCGGACACTGGAACGGGTAACTTGCACTTGTAACATATGCATTTGTGGATGTAGCGTATGCAATTGATTTTTGGAATTGCACGGCAAAAATTACATTGTCCTCTACATAAGTTAGAGCATAGGCATTTTGTGCAATACCGGCAGCGCTTACTTGTCCGCCAGCAAAAATATTACGCGCATCAAGCGGGATATTAAATATATCCATAAGCGGGCGCAGACTTACATAAAAAGTTTTATTTGCGGATATTGTCGCAGTATCTCCAAAGCCAGCAAGGTGTATTGTCAAAATATCCCCAATAAAACTATAATTGCCTGTTACGTTTTTTCCGGTTATCTGCTCCCAGCTTGTGGAACTCGCACCAGGATTTGCCTGAAAAATCGGCGCGGAAAAACTACCCGTTTCCACGGTCGCGCCCCCGCCCGTGCCGCTTACCCAATCAAGCCCGGAGGCGGTTTTGCGCGGGTACTGTCCGACGCTTGCACCCGCGTAACCGTCAAGCGATACCTCAATTTTACGGGCTGTTGCGTTTGCATCCACATTGACCGCACCCGCCCCGGAGATGGGTAATATGCATTTTGAGATAACATTGTAAGTTTTTTCCGCTGTCTTAAAACTTGCCTGCCCGGTAACAGTTGCGCCCTGTGCGGCAGTATACAGCACGCTTGCAACGCTTGCGGGAATATCGACCTCGGAGAGCGTGTTAAAACCTACGCCATCCGTGCCGTCTTTGCCGTCAACCCCCGGTTTGACATATACCTCCGGCGTATCAATTGTACTGCCGTCCGCAAAGTTAAAAGTAAATTTTATATGCGCATCGTCCACATTAACGCAATCAACGCTTGTGAGTGTGCTGTCGGTCAATGCTTTTTCCACTTTTTGAAGCCATTTAAGCAATGTTTCCTTGTCGTCAAATGCCGATAAAATAGTATCATAGTTAATCATTTTCCTGTTCCTCCTCGTTATTGTTAATATTTTCCGTTTCCGTCTCTCCGTCCTGCTCTCCGTCCTCCGGGAGCAAATCGCGGTTTGCGGTAAAATCATCGAGCGCACCGTTAAACTCTAACCGTATAGGGCAATTCTGCTTTTCCGCGTCGCGGTTGACATAATCAATTATACTGTAAATCGCATCATATGCAAAATCGCCCGTTGCTTCGAGCTCTCCGACTTGCACGCGCTCTTTTTTGTCACTGGTAGCAGACAAGATACCATAATGTGCCAAAGTTTCCGAAACTATCTGTTGTGTTAATGCAATGTATTTGTCTACATTAAATTCCGCAGATAGCTTAATTTGCTTGACATTTTCGCCGTCCAGCCCTCCGTTATCAAGATAGATTGCGGGCATACCCATATATTTCTGCTGCATCGCTTGCATAATGGATAATATTACAGATTTATCCGTTACCCCCAGTATATCCGGGGAGCGGGAGGCAAACAAATTTTGTAACATGGATATTTCCAGTTCCACAATTTTGTTTACTTGCATATCCAAAAAATCCGTTATCGGCTTACGCAGGTAATTCGAACCAATCCATGCCATATCGGAGCGATTGACAAAAAAGGTAGTTTCACGATTCGGCGCACGGAGTTCAAAACACGTCGGCTCGTCATAGATAAAATATCCGTTATTGCCTGATATTTCCAAGCACATGTTGTTATAATAGGCAAATTCTCCATTGTCAAAAATCAGCTTTTTAATCCAGCGTTCCGGCACATCCTCCGGCAGGTTTTTTACAATTACGGCATTTCCCAGCAGATTTAGAAAATCCCCGCGCCAAGTGCAACGCAGGCGCTCGCGCAGGGAATTTTCGTTGTCTATGCGGGGAAATTTTTTACTTTTTGCCATTTTCCCCGCCTCCTTTACTCCGTTGCGGGATTCATCGCGGACGCATCGATAAATGCAAATTTGAAAAGCGGAGAGAATCCCATCATCGCATTAATATGCAGGAAATATGTGGTAAAATTGCCCTCGGCGTTTTCCTGCTCCAGAATCTCGTCCGTCTGAGGATACCTAAATACAGAGCGCTTGTCAATGACATATACAATGCCGTCATCAGTGTCGATTGTTACAATCTTGCTCAACAGGTCGGTTTTATCAAGATTGTAAACGCTTGCCAGCCAACCGATATTGAGACGGTTAAAGACTTTATAGGGTACAATTATGCGTATCTGCTCAAGGTATGCCCTCTGCTTAAATTTGGTAGATGTTTCGTTGTCTATGTTATTTGCCACAAAATTGTAATTTTTGAAACGCAGATTGTCGATTGTATCGCGGATAGCAATTGTCAAAGCCTCACCCATTGCCGCAGAGTCGCCCGCCGCGATTGTTGCCGCTTTGAGTTTAGGATAAGTCGTTGCAATATCCTTAAGTATTGCCTTTTGCTTGTCGTAAGTCCAGTCGTCACGCTTACGCGCAAGACCGTTGATAAGAGATGCAACATAGCGAGATTCGTTTTCGGGGTTTACCACAACGGAGCGTATCTCGTTGCGGTATTTTGTAGTCGTGTAGACTTTGTGGTCGTAATCGTTGTAATATCTTGCGATATTCCAAGTGTCGCGCGGCGTTAGCGCGGTTTTGCCGTCCGCGTCATATTCTTCCACATTCGCGTCCCCGATTATGATTTCCTCAATTTCCTTTGCGGTATCCACTGCCTCGCGTTCAAAGACTTCAAAAAGTGGATTTTCCGACTGCACATCGTGCAGGACCTGCAATGCGATAGGCTCGAGCAAGCCATTCATAATTGTGTTTGATTTTGCGACTGCGGTCGCCTGTCCGGTGTAGACTGCCATTTTAAGACCTCCATTTTTTAATAAGTTTTGTTACCTCGTCAGCCTTAGCTTTGATATATGCCGTCTCGTCATCGTCTGCGCTCGATGCGTCATCGGTTTTTTCGCCGCCTCCGCTGGTGAGATATTTTTTAATCATTGCGTCACGCTCGTTTAGCTTTTGCTCAAGCTCTGCAATGCGTGCCGCCTGTTCGCCTTTTATTTTAGCAAGTTCCTGCTCAAGTGTCAAGTTATTTTCTGTGCTGGAATTGTCTGCCATTTATAACACCCCCTTTGTGCTGTCAATATCGTTAATTATATTTGTAAGTATGCGCTTTGCGCAGTCACAAACTTGCGCTTTGTAAATTTCAGATTCGAGGCATTTCAAGCGCCCGTATCTGTTCCATGTGCCGGAGCCTGGCATAAAAAACGAGCAAACAACGCCATAATCACGGCCTTTGGATTCTAAAATTGGATACATTTTGTTATCTATTTCCGGCAAGACAATACCGCAATGCACGATTTTGCCGGAGCTGTCCGCGCGAAAGACAAGGTCGCCCGGATAAAGCATATCCTGCTGTATAGGCGTACAGAGCGTGCTATATATACCGCGTGCTGTCCGGTCGTCGCTGATGCCCTTAATATTTTGCAAAAAATACATAATCAAGCCGGAGCAATCAAAGGCTTTGATTGTTTGTCCGGGTTTGAGATTTTTCTGCGCTTTGTGGTAAGCGTCAAGAGCACGTTGCCTGTTTTCCGCATCCTGCTCCATGCGGGTTATCCACTTGTCGCACAGTTTCGGCGGTTGCTCACCCTGCCCGCCGGAAACATAGATGCCGACGGTTTCCCGGTTTTCCCCGTAAAATTGCTTACAATAATCGTAAAATTCATTAAGCATTGATTGTTTTCTCCTTTTCTTCGTTTTCTGCCATTTGACAAGCGCGATACCATGCGTTATTTAATGTATCTTTTCCGTTTCGTGCGTCAATCAGGATTTGCGCAAATAGCAGGATTTTCCGCTGTGCCAGAGGCGGGAGCATTGCAAAGTGTTTTAACATAAGATTCTCATCTTTATTCATGGTAAAAATCTCCTTTTAATGAGATGCCCGGAGAGACGCAAGCCCCTCCGGGTTGTTATACATAGCAAATTGCTTTATATAATCGCGGGTTTCCCCGACTGTTGCAAGGGTAGCTGTCATCGCAATTTTCAAAGCCTTGTTTACCGATTATACAGAGGGCAACAGCTTAGTATCAAAAAATTTTTTCGACTGCCACAATCCCGCCCGCGTAAAAGCGCGGAAATTCATAACGCGCACTTGCGTCCGATAGATATTCTACAGTGACGCGGGCTTTTTTGCATTCGTTAAGTATGCGCAGGTCGGTTTCTTTTCTCCAACGGAGGTCAACCAGCTTACCACCCTCGCCCACCATGCGATAAGTTAAAAATTCCTTCCCCGTCTTGTCTTTAACAGGTCTTACCAGTACTACAAAAGTTGCATTGTCCTTGATGTTTCCAGTGTTTTCCATTTATTCATTTCCTCGCTTTATTTAATGTCAAGGTCGTTTTCAACCTTGCACAGATAGTTTAACACCCTGTTATATTTCTGTCAAGCGGAATTGAGCATTGTTTGCAAATGTTCATAAAGTATTTTACGAAAAGATAGCCACACCCGCGAGGGTCTGCCTGGTTGCGCTTTAGCGCTTTAGCGTGTTAAAGTGCTGTGAGTGTTTTCCAGTTTTTGGAAGATGAGGGAAAATATATGTGCGTACTACTTACATAGACAC